CCGCAGTTCGTCTTGAATTACGTCTATGAGAGTGACCACTCCGCGTTGATTGCCTATGCATTGGCGAAAGACCCGGAGCTGACTCAGCGAATTGCGAAGATGAAGCCCATTCTCGGACTGGCCGAGCTGGGTAAGCTTGAGGACAAACTCACCGCTAAACCTCCGAAAGAAGTCATCCCGGAGCCGAAGCTGGAAGAAAAAGTCCCTGAGCGCGGCGGAGCACCCCCACCGATTACGCCCATTGCCACGAACGCTTCCGGGACTGTGAATACTGATCCGGCCCGGATGAGCTTTCAGGAACTGCGGGCGTATGAGAAGCAGCGTAATAAGAAACGCTGATTTCTTCGGTTGAGGTGCTCCTTAAGAACCTAACCCTTCAGGAGCCATTTCCATTACTCAGCAATTGCTGACGATGAGCTATATCACCAATGAAGCTCTCGTCGTGCTCGAAAACGAATTGGTGATCGCTAATCGTGTTGAACGCCAATATTCAAACGAATTTGCGCAGACCGGAGCGAAAGTCGGCAATACGGTCAACATCCGCCGTCCGCCCCGCTATATTGGTACTTACGGTCCTCCACTGAATGTGGAAGACACTTTCGAGACCTATGTCCCGGTAGTGCTTAACTACCAGTTCCATGTGGACGTTCAGTTCACGACCCAGGATCTCGCTTTGAGCATGGATATGTTCAAGAAGCGGATCCTGAAGCCTCAGATCGCGACTGTTGCAAACCGTATCGATGCGGATTCCGCCCAGTACTTCACTCTGTCTACGGCTAATTCTCTGGGCACTCCCGGTGTCCAGCCGGCGAGTTACAAGATCTTCTCGGATGCGAGAGCGATCCTGGCACTGGAGGCCTGTCCGACGGAGGGTGAGAAGAACTGTGTACTGGATCCCATCTCCATGTCTGCGGCAACGGATGCCATCAAGGGGTTATTTAACCCTCAGGCCCGTATCTCGGAGTTCAACGAGAAGGGCATCGTGGCTAAGGAGTTCGCGGGACTTGACTGGTGGGAAGACCAGAACATTCTGAGCTTTACCACTGGAGCACAAGGCGGAACGCCCACTATCCCGGCCACGGTAGCGGGAACGGCACTGCTGACCTCCGGCTGGGCTGCTTCCGGTACTCTGGAGACAACTGGCTGGACAGCCTCTACCGGCGTGATCAAGGTCGGGGATGTCATCCAGATATCCAATATCTATCCGGTGAACCCGCAGAACCGTCTGCAGTACGGTCGGACCACGAAACAGTTTGTGGTACTTCCGCCAGGTGGATTCCAGACGCCTCCGAATGGTGCTGCGACGACGGGTATCTACTTTGCCGCCGCATCATTGAATAACGGGACGTTCAATAACCTCACCGGTGTCTATACCTCGACCAGCGGTGGATTGCTGACCCTGACTATCGGGGATGCTCTGATCTCTGCTGGCCAGTTCCAGAACGTTACAGCCGCTCCAACGGGAACGGTGAATACCATCACAGTGAACGGGGGAACGGGTAATGCTGCGACGGTCAGTCCACAAGGTCTTGTCTTCCATAAGTATGCCTATGCATTGGCTTTTGCAGATCTGCCGCTTCCTCAGGGAGTGGAGATGGCAGCGAGAGCTTATGACGATGAGGATGTGGGGATGAGTATCCGCTGTGTGACCCAGTACACGATAAATAATGATAGTGAACCGACCAGAGCAGATGTTCTGTACGGTCCAGCTTCTCTTTATCGTTCACTGGGACTGCGGATCGCAGGCTAAGGAGAGACATCATGGCTAATGTCAATCCAGGCCCTGCAGTAACAGCCAATCCGAGCACAGTAGCTGGATATGTTCCGGTCAATTCCCAGGTCAATTCCGCTCCCACGTTGACGAATGCCATCCGACTGATAGCGGAGTACCGGGGGTTTAATGCCGCGGCAGCGGGGGACTATCCCATGCCGGTCATTAACTCTTCCCGGTTTGTTCCGACTTCAGTGTGGTATGCCGTCAATTCTTCCACTACAGTCGCGGCTTCCGCGGCTTACTTAAGTGGAGCCTCGGTGGGGATCTATCCCACCACGGGTGGGAGTGGAACGGCGCTGGTGACAGCGGTTCAAGGCCCGACGCTGGGAGCTTCCTTGACCTCAGTGACGACGGGAACCGTCATTGGAACGACAGCGGTCACAGCTTCTGTTGTCTACTTCAGAGTAGGTACAGCAGGTTCGACCAATGCGTACTTTGACGTTTTCTTATTTGGCGCAGATTTATCGTAGAATGCTATAATAAACAATGAGTTGTATCAGTGAAGAAGGCTGATATCCGGGTGATGGTGGCAACACCCACGTACGACTATCAGTTATGCGTGGACTACACCTCATCCCTCATGGCGACGAGCATCCATCTCACGCACTTAGGGATAGATGCAAGGGCCAAGTTTGTAGCCGGGTTGTGCTTCATAGACCTCGCGAGAAACGATCTGGTGAAGCACTTCCTGGCAACAGACTGCACGGATATCTTCTTCATTGATGCCGATGTCGGATGGGACTGGAAGGCGGTCTCCCGCTTCCTGAACTATCGGGAGTCCATTGTCGCGGGGTTGGTCCCTAAGAAATGGGCCTCGGACGCTAAGGATCAACCTCCTTTCCACGACAATGCGATGACCGGGAAGATGGAGAACGGGTTGCTGGAATCGCTGGAAGCTCCGACGGCTTTCATGCGGATCAAGCGTCACGTATTCGAGATCCTGGATGCCGCTTATCCTCATTACCAGGAATTCGGCACGATGGAGCGCGGAATTCCCTACTTCCAGACCGGATTTGTAAAGGATCCGGAGACCGGGAAAGTTTCATTTATGGGAGAGGATATCTTCTTCTGCCGGCAGTGGTGTCGGTTAGGAGAGAAACTATGGATTGACCCGAACGTGAACTTCTCCCACCGGGGAAGCAATGCCTGGAAGGGCAATCACGTTGAGTATTGTTTTGAAGTTGGAAAACTGACCAAACTAGATGAACCGCAGATGAGTTCTGCGGCTTAAGGAGATTTTATGCCGGGTCCTGCTGATGTTGCCAAAGGCAATGAAATATTGAACATGATTACCTACGTGGCTTCGGTGACGACTCCCAACCTGGGAGCGAATGCCTCGGCCACTACTACCCTCACACTGAATGGTGTGCAGTCTTTGGACTGTATCGGCTGGAACATGCAGAATCCCCCTGCCCATCTGGTCATCGATAATATTTACGTATCCTCGACCAACACCCTGACTATCCTATGGGGAACGGATGGCACGGGAATCTCCCCGACAACGGTCGCGGTATTATTTACAGTGGAACGTGCGACCAATGCTGCTTTTGGTACGGCGGGTCTTCCGACTATCGTTCAGTGATCTGTGTACGATGTAAGACCGTTCCAGCCTCTCTATGGTCCCAGTGCCGGTCCTAATGCTGGAAACTTCGTATCCAGTCTGACTCTTTCCGCCTCAACGACGGCGGCTTCCGGTGCACTTCCCGGGAACATAGGGACCAACGATTTCTGTCAGATCCAGATTGCCAATACCACGACAGGCTGGGCTTACGTTAATTGCGGGCGTACCACTCAGGAGATGTCACCCGCAACAGTCGCAGCGGGCTATCCGGTAGCACCAGGAGGTGTGGTCGTCATCAGTGTTCCGAGTGAAGTTGCTGTAGTGGGAGTGATTCTGGGCTCCTCATCCGGGAATGTTGTCTTTACTCGGGGAGTCGGCTCCTGATCAAGAATCTGGGTGGATCGGCTGCAGGTGCAGGATCCATCAGTATCTCGGCCGGTGCGGCTTCAGGAAATCTGGGTTCCCTTGTATTCTCTAATTCCAACGGAGTCTCGTTCGGGCTGAACGGCTCCACGATTACCGGCTCTGTAGCAGCAGGAGCTGCAACTGGGATCAGCGGTATCGTCGTCAGTAATACGACGTATACCTCAGGTACTGTCTCTTTCAGCAACGCAAATGGGTTGAGCTTCGGTTCGAGTGCCGGTCAGGCGATCACGGGAAGTTATACGGTCCCGGGATCCACCAATTTCTCCAACTCCAATAATGTCTCGTTTGGACTGAATGGTTCTACCATTACAGCTACGGCTAGTGTTGCTGCCCAGACCGGTATCAGTGGGATCATTGTCAGCAACACCACTTATACCAGTGGAACAGTCTCTTTCAGTAACGCTAATGGGGTCAGTTTCGG